TCTAAGAGATTTAGCAAAACAAGCAAGACAATTTCCTATAGATAATCCATATACAGGTGGTGGAAGAACTAATGTTGATAATTTCAATAAGCTTGCAGATCGTTTAGAGGAACTTGCTGATAATCCTCCTAAAGCAAAAGAATTTAAACCAGTAGTTTATAAACTTACAGAAAAACAACCAGTTAAATTCTTTGATGCAGACAATCAAATCTCTTGGACTGATACAAGTCCTGAAACTAAAACTATAAGAGAAGCACTTGAAGGTAGCGATTATGGAGAAACATTAGATTTTTGGGAAAGAAGTAAAACAGCTAGTTATGCAGATTTAATTAGTGAGCTTAAAGATGAAGTTGCAAGACTAGGTAGACCGATATATGAAGCTACTGAAATTATTGATGACCTTAATTCTGAGTTACAAAAACTAGGTTACGGTGGTTTAACCCATCAGGGAGGAGTTAGGGCAGGTAAAGGTAAACGTCTTCATCAAGTAAAAATTTACTGGGATGCTGAGAATCAGTTAAACGTAAACAAAGTAGATGTAGGTGGTGGTGGAGCAGCAGTGCCTCCTAGAAAACCTCCTTCTGGTTCATCAGGTGCTGATGTTCCTCCTGTAGATCCAACTGATCCTAAAGTTCAAACTACCTTTAACCCTAAATTTACTGGTGATGGTGATCCTGATGTTCAACAATTAATTCTTGATGAAGCTGAAAAGATTAAGAATGCTGATGCTGCTGGTTTATGGCCTCATAAAAGAACATTTAAAGATATAGCTAATAGTGCTAGTGAACAGCTTCCAAAAGAAACAATAGAAAATGCAAGGCTATTTAATGCAAGATACGGAAGAGGAGGTGAAAGTGACCTACCTGCAACATTAGTTGCAATGAATAGGTTGATGAATAGAAACGCTAAAGAATTACATAGGTTAGGCACAGCAATGTCTCAAGCTTTAGCTACTGGCAATAAAGAAGGTTTTAATGCTATTAAAGAAGATCTTATTAGAGAAGCTAAAATCCTTGATGGTCTGATTACTCTCAATAAACCTTTAAAAACAATACCAGCTCAAACTCTTGC